CGGAGGACGTTCTTCGCCACGCCGGGGATGCGGAACGGAACGCGCTCCGTCGTCTCCACCTCCTCGCCCTGTATCAGCACGGTGCCCGTCCGCTGTTCCGTGATCTCCTCCTCCACGAACCGGCGGTTGCACCACTCTTTGATGCGGGCGGTCTGAGTCACGGCCGTGACCACACCGTCAGTCAACTGGTCCAGCCGCACCCCCGCCTCGGTCATGGCGTCCTCCACCACGGCCGACATGGCGTCGACAAGGGGGAGGTCGGCACGGACCCCCCGGTCGTTAATCCGTTGGTCGAGCAGGTAGATTGCTCGTTCCACCGGCGAGAGGCGGACCAACACCCGGGCGATAGCCCGCTCCGTCCTGACGTCCTGCTCGCAGTACTCGACGAGCCGGCGCAGGTCCGCCGGGTCCTCGTGCCATTCATAGGGAGGCTTCGGGTTCTTCCCCACCGGGCTCGACAGCTTGAGCATCAGCCGATGCCCCTCCGTGTCTTTCCGGTGTGAAACACCAGTCACCTCGGCCGCCCACGCGAGACTGCCCGGCAAGTTCATCGCCCGGGCCTCAGCCGCGGTGCAGACAAACTGCTCTGCCCGCGGACGCGGAAAGCCATACCGGGGCGTGAGGACTACCCACCACAAGACGCGCTCGAAGGTCGCGTTCCACGCCCGGATCTCGCCGCCAGACTCTACGTGCTCTCGCACGCGAGCCGGCATCGGCTCCCCGGGGCGCCACGTCTCCGGCTCCTCGTCACCGAAGGCGTAGGACATACAGAGGATGTCGGTGTCCGGGTCCTCGCTGTAGGCGTAGACACCCGCCTTGGGTAGATCCACCGGCGATCGGGTCTCGAAGTCGACGCTCATAGTCATGGGCTTTGATGTCTCCGATCGTTGTCATAAGTGGACATAAGTGGTCATACGTCGCCACCAAAGTTGCGGGGGCAGGACTCGAACCTGCACATCGGCACCCGGGTCCTAGGCGTCCCGCGGTGTTCTTCCGACATCCGGGGATTACCCGGTGCGTCTACCATTTCGCCACCCCGCAGGCCCAAGGTGACAGGGAGAGGCGGGCGCCTTGTCTCCGAGCGTAGTACCCGGACCCGGTTCAGTCCGCCTCTTATCTGACTGCCTCTCCCTGTCGCCGCTCACACGTCTGACTCAGACGACTCCCCGATGGCGCTCAGTCCATCAAGTCCGCGAGCGGGTTCGGTCCGGCCGACTCCTCGGCGACTCCGGCCATCGGATCAGACGCCGGGTCCTCGAAGTCCGCGAGGCTCGGGGCCTCGGCCAGCGCCTCGAAGTCCGTGTTGGCGGACGAGCGCCCATCGATACGGGTGCCGTCCCGGATGATCTGGACGTTGTTCAGTCCGAACGTCACGCCCTTATTCCCCTTCACGTCGTAGGTGTACGCCGTCAGACTGGCCCGGGCGATCACGCCAGCGTAAATCTGCTCGGCATTGTCGATCACGACCAGCTTGCCCGTCGCCGGGTCCACGAACGCCCCCACCACCTGTGGGCGCTGCTTCGTGCTCGCGTTGACGAACGCGATTGCGTTCACCTCGTCGTAGCCCTTCTCTTCGATGTCGTCCGCGTCCTCGCGGAACGGCCACCGAAGCTTGCCCGCACGGATCATCTCCACGGCCTTGGGCCAGCGCGACTGCGCGACCCGGAGCGCGACGGACTTCATCTCACGCAGGTCCGCGTCCTCGAGTTCGTCGTTCCCCTTCGTGAACACGAGCGCCGCGCTGTACTTCGCGTCGGACTTCCCGTCGTCATTGTCGTAGTTCGCCTCTCGCGGCGCGAGCAGCGCCGGGTACGAGAGGATGCACTCCGGCGTGACGACCTTCTCCTTGAGAATCTCTTGCTGACTCATTGCCTTGCTTCCCTTGTTCTCGGTTTCCCTGTTGTGCCCGGTCACAGGCCGGGCGAGTCAACCTACAGTCGAGTGGCCTTCGTGTGATTCGGCAGCCGGCCCGTGTCGAAGCTCTGCCGCGCAACCCTGCGCGCGTCCGCCTCGTTCGCCGCTTCGCCCTCCCACACGTCGCCGTCCGGCGTCTCGACTCTCCACCGCACAGCGTCTATGATGTCGTCGATCGTCTCCTCCAGTTCTGGTTCATCCACCGCCACGTTGCCCGTGTCCGGCTGATAGTCCGCGAACTCCGACCCCTCTTTCTGGACAGGAACGTCCATCTCCCCGAAGTCCAGACCTTCGAGAGGGTCCGGCCCTTCCACCGGGTTCGGACCGTCGACCGGGATCGTGCCATCTGGCACGTCCTCGGGCACGATCGGCTCGAACTCATCGTCCGGCGCGGCCGGCAACGCGACCGCTTCCCTCGGGTCGTCCAGCGGCACGAGGTTCGTCCCGCCGGACACCGCGATCACGGCGTCATCCGGGAGCGCGAGCCCGAGCTTCTTCAGCCTCCGCTCCGCCTGATATGGCGACTGGAGCTTGCGCGTGTACGCCTCGTCCCCGAGATGATTCTCGAGCCAGTTGGTCGCGGACTCCTCGTCGCGCCACCGCCGCGTGGCCCGCTTCGGCACCAGCTTGTACCCGGTGTCCACGCCGGCTTCCGTCTGGAGCTTGACGTGCTCGCGCACCGCGGAGAACCAGTCCTCGATCACCGGGGCCAGTTCCATCACCCGCTGTTGCTGCGCGAGGTCCATCGCTGCCGGCACGGGCAGCATCGCCTCCGGCTGGTCCACCACCGCGAGGGCGCCGAACTCCGCATTGACCACCTCCTCTGCCATGTCCTGACGGGCAGGGCAGACGGCCGACGCCGGGCAGAACCGGCAATGCTCGCCGGCCACCAGCGGGGCGTGCGGGTCGAGGGTTGCCTCGGCCGCCGCGAACAACTCCCGCTTGAACTCGGTCAGCATCCCCCACGTCAGTTCCTCCGTGCGGTGCGGACCGTCCGGGTGCGGCGCGCGGGGCTGGATGACATGCACCCGTATCCGCTCCGGCCGCTGCTCCGTCGCGACTACCGCGCCGAGGGCGTAATAGCGCATCTGCGAGTTGCCCGTCACCTCGACCACCACGCCCTGTCCATACTTGAGGTCGAACACCTCGAGTATGGCGGCCTTGGGCGAGATGACCACCGGGCGCCCGTTGATGTTCGCCTTCTGAGCCGGCACGGCCGGGCGCCAGATCACGGCGTCCGCAGTCCCGAACATCGGGGCCGGCGGGTTGAGCGGCGCGAGGTCAAACGTCCGCTCGACGAACAACTCCGCGGTCGGCCCCGCCTTGTGCAGGGCCGCGCGCACCGCGTTGACGTACACCGCCACGGCCTCGGCCATCTCCTCCGTCACCTCGATCGTCTCCCCCTCGATCTCGACGAGGGTGTCAACGTAGATGTCGGGATCGACCTTCCGGTCGAGACACCGGGCGGCGATCTCGTGAGCCGCCGACCCCTCTCGAGCGTAGCTGGAGGATGTCGACTCGAGACCCTCACGCTCCGCGAGCCCGGGCGCACCCGGGCACTCCATCCACCTGTGGGACGACGACGCCCCGAGCGTTGCGTGCTTGGTCATACCCCCTCCTCGTCTTGCAGGACCATGGCGACTTCGGCCGCCAGCCTCACGACGCCCTCCCAATCGAACGCTCGCTCTACCTCGTCGTAGGCGTCCTCGATACGGAAACCGTCATAGTCGTTCGCTCGGTTCCAAGGCTGGTCCAGCAGGATGACGCTGGCCTCTGTGTTCTCCGCCACGTCCACTGCGTTGTGCGGCCCGTCGTCCACGAGCAGATCAAGGCCCTCGAGGTCGACGATCGTGGACTTCGGCTGGCCGTCCGAGAGGATGTGAATCCCCCGAAGGTCCACCTTATCTGTCATCAGCGAAAGCCACGCGAGCGTATCCTTCACGGCGTGCGCCGGGCGGCTCGTCACAATGACGAGATCCCCGAAGGCGTGAAGTCTGGCCATTCCTTCGAGGCTGCCGCCAACGACATGCCCGTAACGGAACAGTCCTTCTGCCACGCCTTTGTTCCACAGCCACCGCCAGTCCTCGGGCTCGACCACATCGCGGATGTAATCCCACCGATCGGACGGGACGTCCAGCGCAGGGTTCGGACGGCGCCCTTCTCGACGAAGCTTGCGCCGCAGCATGTAGCGCGCGGTGCGCTCCCAATGATAGAGCACGCCGTCACAGTCGACTCCGATCCTCATCCTTGGGCCTCCTCGGGTTTCGTGTCGAATTCGTTCGGGTTGATGTCCGGGTCGTTGCTCTCGAGTACGCGAGCCGCTTCCTCGGTGTCGTACTCGTTCGGAACCGTCACCCCCTGTTTGCCGAAAATCCGGTCGTAGTTGCGATCGAACTTCGCCTTGTCCACCGGGCGCGGCTTGTCACCCTTGCCCATCGGAGCCTCCTGTGTCCGCGAACATGTCTCTCATATCCCGCCGCCCCGCCGCCTCCGTCCGGGGGACGGGGGGTATCTCCGCCCACCCGATATCTCCCTCGGCCAGTCCGCCGGTCAGCATGAATGCCGACCCGTCCGCTTTCACGACGATACAGTCGTTCTCGTTCATTACCACGCCAGCGATCCTCGCCATGCTACTCCTCCTCGGGTTCGTAGGACCCGCACCGGCAGCACACATTGACGTCACACATGAAGTCCGGTCGACAGAAACAATGCTTGCACTCGAGCCGCTTCATCCTCCGCTCTAGCGTGGCGAGCCGTTGATCGTGCAGGGAGACGACACTCCGAACCGGGTCCAGCGCACGATAGACGATCCCCTCTACCAGTCTCCGCGTTTTCGGCATCATCCGAATACCTCCCTGTGCATGGCGACCTTGGCCGCCAGCGAATCCATGAGCCCGGCGTCCGCCGAGCCGTCCACCGCGAACAGGCGAGCCCGCACCGGGCGGTCCTGTCCGATCCGGTGGACCCGCTTGATGTACTGCGCGTTGATCTCGGGCGAGTAGTGAGGCTCGAGCAAAACGATCTCGCTCGCCCTGTCCTGTAGCCCGTCGACGCCCGTCCCGCCGGCGCCCTGCTGCACGAGAAACACGTCCGCACCCTCGGCGCGAAACGTGTTGATAGCGAGCGTCCGCTCGCGTTCCGTGGCGGAGCCGTCGAACCCGACGACCCGAAGGCCGGCCTCTCTCAGGACCCGGCCCACCTCGCCCCCAACGTCGAGGTGGTAGTACATGACTACTATGGCCGGGTAGGCTCTGTCCCGCATCTCCGCAGCGATGGTCTTGGCCACCGGCCCCGCCTTGTGGACCCCGAGCAGTCGGCGCGTCTCCGCATGACTGAGGTCGAGACCCCGTGTCTGTTCTATCCGTCCAAGCTCCTCCGCGAACTCCCGCATGTAGGGAAGAAACTGCACGTCCACGCGGACAGGCGGGATCTCGAGTCCTACGTCCCGGAGCCCGCGTCGTAGCATGAACGTGTCCAACCGGCGCCGGAGGTCCGCGGCGTTGCGCGTGCCGTAGACCTTCGGGCCGAAGGTAGTGGGGCGCCACTTCGTGTAGTGGTCGCGCCAGTCCGCCGCCGTCCGCACGCCCTCGGGCATGAGGTCCGGCCACAGCATCTTGAACGCTGTGTACAGTTCGCGAGGGTCGTTCGGCATCGGTGTGCCGGACAGGAGCCACGCGCGGTCGGCGGACTGCGCGACCTTGAGCGCGGCCTTCGTCCTCTGCGCGCTCGGGGTCTTGCAGTAGTGCGCCTCGTCGAGGATCACCACAGACGGGCGGCCGAACCGGCGCCAGTCTTTGTGGATGAAGCCCGTATAGGAGATCATGGGCGGCGCCGGCACCCCGAACTTCCGGGACTGCTCTCGCCATGTCGGGATTGCCCCCGCCGGTGCGATGACGAGCGGGGGGTCAATCGGGCCGAGGCGTTGCAGGGCCACGAGAGCCTGAACGGTCTTCCCGAGCCCCATCCGGTCCGCGAGGTAACGCCGCGGCGCCTCGAGCAAGAACTCCACGCCGGTCTCCTGATACGGGTAGAGATTCATCGCAAATAGCGCACGTCGATGTACGCCGCCAGAAGCGCGAACGGCAACGCCCACGGCTGGAACCCCTCGGGCGCAATAAGGATACCCGCGACCGCCCCGGGCATGAAGATGATGAACCCCGCGTTCCTACGCATTGTCGTCCTCCAAGTCCTCCATGGTGATCCATATCTCCCGCACCTCGTACAGCCGCGAGTTCTTCTTCCTCCGCCAGCCCTCGATCAGGATGAGATCACCCCGCACGAGGACGGCCCGAGCAAGCTCCCGGATCGGCCGAGCCCATTGCCCCTGCCCCGCCGCCTCACGCTGGATCTTCCGCAGCCGAGCCGTCGCGTTCGACCACGAGGTCGACTGAATCCAGATCCATCGCGTGGGCAAGACAGCACCGCCATCCCACACAGGGCGCTCAGGAGCCTTCATCGGCACCGCGATCAGATCCGCGAACCCGAACACGTCGTGCCGGCGGACGATCCCGCCGGGGGCGTGCATCATGGTCTCCCCGTTCTCAACGTGGTATCCGCGATCGCGCCAACGCTTCCGGGACTTCGCCTTGAGGTCAGCCATTGACTGTCCATCCTCTCTCGTACTGCGTTGCACCCTCACGAGTCGCGATGACGATGTGCGGCTCCCGGCCCTCGATCACCCGGCCGTCCGGCAGCCGGATCGCGACCAGCGGTTGCTGTGAGGCGGGCGGAAGCGCCGGGCCGTACTCGTCCGCCGCGACAAACACCCTCACCCCTCGATCTCCGTGACCTTCATGTCCCGAACCTCCACGGCGTAGAAAATCATGGTCTATTCTTCCTCCTCTGCCATCAGTAGTAGACAGTTCTGGAGTGCCCGCTCCATCCGCATCATGGTCCCGAGCGACGGCCGGCGCACTCCGCGGAGCCACCGGCTCACCTCCTGCCGCGTACAGCCCATTGCCCGGGCGAGGGCACCCTGCGTGATGTCATTGGCGACGAGAACACGGCTCAACTCCGAGATGAAGCTCTCGGCTTCCCACGTCCCGGCCGCCGGCGTTCGCATCGCCATCGCGCCCCCTACGCCTGAGTGAGCGTGTTGTGCGTGCGATCTCGAGGGACCGCCGTGAACCGACGCCGGCTCCACGTCCCGCACGACTTACATTGATATCGCTGGTACTTCTGCGTCCGGGCGTACTGGTAGCCCCGACGCTGGAGCGAGTCCTCTCCGCAGTTCGGGCAGACCGGGCGATCCGGGTTCAAGTAGAGCGCGTGGTTCGGGTGGTTCGAGATCCACGGGAGCAGCCGCCAGTACAGATCCTCCATCTGGTCGACGTCTCCGAGGTTGTACTCGCGCATCCGCTTCCACGCCTCCTCGTCCCCGTTCATGCACCCCACCCACAGCGAGTGCCCGTCGTGCCGGACCTTCTCCCCGATCTTCAACTCCCGGAGGAGATGATCCAACCGGTTCGACGCGAACCGAAACTGCTGCCGCGCGACCCGCAGCAGGTCAACCTGCTGGTACGGCGCGGGCGGCCCGAGTCCGGCCTTCAAGAACTCCCGGTTGAGGGTAGGCATGTCGAAGCGCGTGCCGTTGTAGTGAACGATCACGTCGGCCTCCGTGAGGAGCCGGTGTGCTTCCTTGACCATGCGCCGATGCGCCCACCGATCGCCCTCCTCCGACACGAACACGGTCGGCGCCTCCTCCGCCGGCAGATGGAACCAGCGTGCCGCGAAGCACATCACCCGGCCGGTCTGGAGGATCTGATTCGTGGCGATCGTCTGCTTGAACAGACCCCACACATGCGCCGTGTTCGGGGCCGTTTCGATGTCGATACCTAGGATCTTCATACGGTCACTCCTCCGCGATCGTTCTCATAGTTCCACCTCTCGGTATTGCGGCTGAACCTCTTCCACGCCCACAATGGTGAACTTGGGTTCATACATCATATCACTCGCGCCGGACGCCTTTCCGCGTAGGTAAATCCACTCTACGGCATCGTCCACGGTCCCGAAGTGATGTGCTTCGCGGATATCGTCGGTGTACCGGAATCCATAAACCCCGATCAGGTCGAACTTCGTCGTGTCCGACACATAATCGATACCCCACACCGCCTGCCCCGCTATTCTCCTGATCGCGTACAACATCAGGACTCCCTCCCTTCCATCTTCGCCTTGAGGTTCTGCGCCGGGGTACGAGTCGCCCGGTTCTCCCGGATGTACTTCTCGAGCCGCCGACGAGCCTTCCGCCGCGCCCGCTTGGAGGGCGGCTTCGGCGTCAGCCGGCGCCAACCGCGGGCCGTGATCGCATATGTGACCGTCTTGCCGGGACGGTCCCCGGGCAGGGTCAGCATCGCCGGCCGGCGACTGAGAAGCTGTCGGAAAAGCCTGTGGTAGAGAACCACCGGCAGGAGGAGCCATCCGAGGAGGAAGGCCGCGAGCGCCACGAGGACCAGCACAGGGATGTGCAACGTTCCGCTCCTAGCGTCAGGGTAGAGATAGGGAGGGGGCGTCACCGACCCGGTGACACCCCCCTCTACCCTACACCCCCCGTCACAGGTACTTACGGGTTCTATTCGGCCTCCTTTCTCCACGGGAACAGGACGTCCGGCCGGATCGCCCGGCCTCCGGGCAGCGCCCGGCCCCCGTTGTCCATGAGCGGCCCGAGCGACTCCGCATACTCCGGGTCGTACAGGTCACGACCCGGCGGGACGATGGACAGATCCTCCGGCATGTCGCCGGCCTCGTTCGTCAGGTCGGCGATCACGCGCAGGGCCTTCGGGAGTAGCTCGTCGTTCGTGCCGCTCTCGAGGCCGAACTCCCGCCAGAAGTTCATGAGACCCTTCGCGGCGAACTCCTGAACGGTCTGCCACGCTCGCCCGCCCATCTCGTCCCCCACCTCCTGCCACGAGTACACGCGGCCGTCCCGGTTGATGCCGAACCGGAGGAGGAGCGCCTGCCGCTGGAGCGAGCCGGCGGAGATGTCGAGGAACCATTGGCGCACGAGCATCGTGAACGCCTCGTCGAAGAACCAGACCTTGAACGGCGCCGGCATCATCTCCCACAGGGCGACCAACCACGGGTCGACCGGCGGAAGCTCGAAGCTCGGACCGTCGATTCGGGTGTGCATTGGCGTAAGCATCAGACCCCCTCCGGCATAGGGATCAATCTGGCGTCGAAGAACTGGATGAACTGTGCCGCGCGCGGGCGGTGGAGGAGAGGAACGGCTCTCAGGTTATGCGCTCCGAACGCGACCGCCATCGGGCAGTTCTCCCACGAGTGACACGCCCACGTCTCCGGGGTGGCGACGACTCCGAGGTCGGCCCCCCCGGCCCGCAGGAGCGCCGGCACTACCTGAGACAGATACTCCTCCCACGTCTCATCCGTGGGGAGGATGGCCCCGGTCAGGATGGCCCCGCGCAGGTTGGCCTGGCGCAGGTTGGCCCCGGTCAGGTTGGCCTCGCGCAGGTTGGCCCCGGTCAGGATGGCCCCGCGCAGGTCGGCCCCGCGCAGGTTGGCCCCGCGCAGGTCGGCCCCGCGCAGGTTGGCCCCGGTCAGGACGGCCCCGGTCAGGACGGCCCCGCGCAGGTTGGCCCCGGTCAGGATGGCCCCGGTCAGGATGGCCCCGCGCAGGTCGGCCCCGCGCAGGTTGGCCCCGCGCAGGTCGGCCCCGCGCAGGTCGACCTCGTACAGGTCGGCGAACGGACGGATCGTATGTCCGTTGATCTCGATCGTCTTCATGGTCAACTCTCCTCAGTTCTGACTGATTGACAGTTCGTGATTGTACCGTGACTCGAGAAACTCAAAGCCGAACGGCGTCGGCATGATGCCAACCCCGAGCCTTCGAAAGGATCACCCGGGGCCACTCCGGTCCGCGCATGGTCACTCCTCCTCGCTCTCGGGGTTGTACATCGCTTCGGTGCGGTGGTCGATCCCGCAGCGCCGGCAACGGCTCCAGCCGGCGCCGAGGGACATTCCCTCGCCCCCGCATAGCGGGCAAGGGGAGTTCGGGAGAGGCCGAGGATGGCCCGCGATCAAATCCGGGCCGCCCTCCGCCACCTTCACGGGCGGCGGCTTCACGGGCGGCGGCTTTGGCGTCCGGCAACTCGAGCACGCGAACGTCTCGATACCGTAGGCGACGACCCGGCCGATGTCGAACGACGACACGCGCGCGTCGCACACGTCGCACACGGCGCACTCCTCCTTCTCCGCCCACCCGTTCAGCGGCGCCTCGCATTGCTCGCACCACACGGCGCAGTCCGGCCCCTCGTAGCAGCCGTTCCAGCCGCCATACGGGATGCCGTGGTCGTAACACCAGTCCCGGTGGCATGTCTCGGTGCAGAAGTAGGCCACGTCCACCGCGTCACCATTCTCGTTCTCGAAGATGTGCTGATGCATGATCTCCCTCCTAGCTGAGTCGAAGGTGTGCCGGGTTGGCGATATAGTGCCCCCCGAGCCAGTTCACCCGGACGAACTCCCCCTCGTCCTTGATGACGAGCGCCAGTCGCGTCACGCCCGTGGAGGGCGTCCAGACTACCCGCGTCCCCGCGAAGTAGGTCGGCTGGCGGGTCCGGTAGGCCTCGGCGCTCTCGGCCGCCTCCTCCTCGCGCAGGGCCTCCGCGTCGTCCGCCCACGTCGTGTCGACAGGCTTGGCGGCCTCCGCCACCTCCTGCTGCGCCGCCCTGTACTCCGCCCACGCGCGATTCTCCGCCTCGATCGCCTTGGCCTTCCACTCCACCATGATCGCTATATACACCTCCCACGCGGCCCGCTCCGCCTCGGTCAGTTCGTCCAGCCTCTCCGCCTCCGCCGAAGTCAGCACGTCGCCTTTCCGTTGACGTTCCTTGAAAGAAAGCCTATCGTTGAAGAGATCGTTCCACGCCAGTCGGGCAGCGCGGCGCCGCTCGATAATCGTCTCCCCGTCCATGATATCCTCCTCTTCCCGCGTGCGCGGGGGATGGGCCGGACCATTCTCCGGGTCGTTCGCCGGGTAGTGAAGCTGCCCGGGGCGAACCTTCATGCCACACTCGGCACATTCCACCTTCTCAGGTGGTGCCGCCCCGACCGAGCCTCCGGACTCCAAACCCACCGCGCCGGTCGGCGCCTCCGGGATCTCCTGCCCGTCCACCCGGGTTACCCGCTGCGCGCACAGGACCCGGCCCCGCCGCCTCGGCACGCCGTTGTCCTCGACGCACTTCCCGTCCCGGTACACCACGTAGTGTGGCGAGGACGAGCCGGCGGTAATCAGCCACAGGCCTTCGGTCGCCACCTCCCGGACGTACCGGGCCAGCGTGTACCGATACTCCGGGTAGCTGACTCGCCCGCCCCAATACCCGCCGGGGCCGCTGTGGACCATCCGCTCCGCCTTCGGGAGCACAGGCTCGGAGACGCCCCAACGCGGCACCTTGAACCCCGCACGGCGAAGTGCGTAGTCCATGGCCGTGCGGCTGCACCCGCCACTCTGCGTCCGCCCGGCCCGCTCGTACTCGTCGAGGAGCGCGTCGGTCGCCTCCCGGAGCGTACAACCCACGATCGCGGCGTAGGCCGCCGGGCCGCAGTCTCCACCTCTCCAACGTCGTGTCGTCGTCTTCGTCATGGTGGTCTCGTCTCCGTCTCGTGAGAGGAACCTGCGCGCACACGTAACGCAGGTCCCGTGCCACCGGGGCACGACCGGGTAAATGCCAAAGGCACGGCACTTAGCTGATTATGCCTGCTGCGGGCAAAATGGCATATGTGGTCATAATGCCACGAGATAGGGCGGTCTGCGCGGCGTCGGGGCGACCGGGGGGCGACCGGGGGGCGACCGGGGGGCGGCCGGCGCCTCTCGAGGCTACTTTCGGTGTCTGTTCGGTAGGGTACCGAATGGTACCGAAAAGGCGTTTCGGGGGTACTCGACACCCCGGATCGGCGATGTTACAAACTGATGGTCTGGCGCCACAGGTGGTTGAGGGCGAAATGGGCGACCCTCTTAAACTCAGGAGGCGTAGCAGAGTTTGTTAAGTCTATGGGATATATGACTGAACTCTGCTACAGGGGGGTGTAGCAGAGTTAAGGAGTAGAAGCTGTAAGTGTATGTGATATATATCTAAACTCTGCTACAGCTAGAGTGTGTGATAGTTGTACCAGAGTTCAGCCTTATGGCCCTTGGACTTATGAACTCTGCTACGAAACGGGTTCCGAGCGGGCAGAGTGGGGAAAACGCCGTAAGTGTGAAACTGCCAACTCTGCGACATCTGCTACTGACCCCTCGGGAAGGGGTCCTTATGCCTGTAAGCGTATGCTGGTTGCGCTGTTACAGCAACTCTGCGACATCTGCTACTTTTGGGGGTGTAGCAGAGTTTGGCCTTATGTGACAAGGACTTAGGCAACTCTGCTACGGATTCTCAGGTGCCCTAGGGGGAGGGGTGCTGAGGGGGTGTCACCGGGGCGGCTACCCGTAGGGACCCCGAAAGGGTGAGAGCCTACGCGCGACACGTTCCTAGGATACGGAGGGGAGTAGGGGCCATGGCCGGCAGACCGAAGCGGAAGGCCCTGCTTCGCCGGATCGAGGAGGGCGGGGGGTGGGACGAGGTTGTGTTCTCTCGAGTCCGCGCGGGCGAGTACATGAGCCATATCGCCAAGAGTCTCGGAGTGAGCTACGACCTCCTCCGGGACGCGATTCGATACGGGGGACCGGAGATCGACGAGGCGTATCAGGAGGCGAAGGCGGATTCCGCGGACGCCCTGATCGAGTCGAGCTTCGAGGACCTCGACAAGCTGGACAAGGTGAGGGACCCGACGTCCGCCGAGGTGAGCCGGACGAAGCTGAAGGTGGACCACAAGAAGTGGCTGGCGGCCAAACGTGACCGATCGCAGTACGGGGACGATCCCCTCGCGGCGATAGGCGTTCTCGACCTTGGCCAGCTTCACTTGGCGGCCCTTCAGAGTGCGGGTGCGCCGCCGCGGCTCAACGCGGCAGATCACGACGAGGAGATTCCCGACGCGGACTTTGAGGAGTTGAGTTCGATTTAGACGAGGAGTAGTTGAGGCCATGCGTATGCTCGCGCTGATGTTCATGATCCTGTGGGCCGGTTGTATGCCGGCGAGCGGTCCGAGTGTGGGGCCGTCGAGGTGGTGTTCACAGGAGGCGCGGGTTACGGTGGTCAACGACTCCGGGTCCGATGTTCGGATGCGTGTCGGCTCGTGGTGGTCCACCCGGACGGCGACGGGCCTCGAGACGACGGTGTTCTACGTCCCTCGGATGTACTTTCACCCTCTCGCCAACGTCACGGCGACGGTGGTGCGGGGCGGGAAGTACGATTCGGGCTGGACGCCGGCCCCTCGGGTTGGAGCGTGCGGTGATGTGACCGTGCGTATCAGCGAGGGGATGTATGTACAAGCTCAGGTGAGGTAGTGTCATGCGTCTTTCGAAAGTCGATATCCTGTGGTGTCTCACACTGGCGCTGACACCTATTGCCTGTAGCTACGAGGCGGGATCACGCTTCGCCCCGGAGGAGTGCATGTACGGCATCCCCGTGCCTGACGCTCAGGGGAGGCTAATCGGTGTGGCGGGGATCTGTCATGCCGACTCTGTGTGGGTTGACTCATTGCCTGTGGGAGGCACCGATGGATCTGTACGCGGTAGTCAAGGAACTCCGAGCCCGCGTGGCCGAGTTGGAGAGCCGCTCGGCCGTGACCAGCGAGGACAGCGCATCTCTTGATGGGGTGATGGCGGAGGCTCTCGAGCCGGCGCCGTGGTTCGACCGCGGGTTCGAGACGGAGGCGGAGCAAGCCGCTCTCGAGGCTGAGGTGGACGAGGCGTTGACCGAGGTGCTCGAGCCCGAGGTGCCATACGCTGGTCACGTCGAGGACACGAGCTTCCAGCCCGTGGGACTGGGCGAGTCAGACGAGAGCGAGTCGCTAGAAGGCGAGCAACTGTAGATTTCATATGCGCAGAATAACGTTTTTCGTGATCCAGTGCGCGCGGCCGACCGCTTCCCTGACTCGCACATCCGCGCGACGCTCGTCCTGCCATATCGGCAGATCACTGCATCCGATGGGATGGCGCCCCACTCAGCCCCACCTGTCATATTGGCAGGCTGGCGGATGGGCGATGTGCCGATCTGGCAGGGGCGAGGCGCCGATGTGGCAGGTCGCGTAAGTGCTGGTGTGGGAGTCAGTTAGAGGCCCCCCACCTTGGGTCCCTCGGGCAGGGGGCAACGCCGCGCGGGCCGACCGTGCGCTCCGAAAAATCTGGAGATTCACCGGATCAGCAATCCGGCTAAGTACCAAAATAGTTAAACTTACGGGAGATCAACCATGGCGCGACCCTCAAGCCTTGATGTGACGCTGACGGAGGACGGAGATTCCGCTTTCGTCTATCATCCCGGGGGGTCGATCGTCGTGATCGCCTCCGGGGATTTTGGCGGCGGTACGCTGACGCTGGAATGGCGGGACAAGGACGGCGGGAGCACGTTCGCCCTCAGCACGACCATGACGGCCGCGGGGCACGCCGTGACGGCCTTGCCGGCCGGCGACGTCCGCGTTTCGATCGCCGACTCGACCAGCCCGTCCGTGGTGGTCCGCCTCCGGTCGCTGCTCGATGCGTAGTCGGCTCGGCAGAAGGCTGGCCCTCGCGACGGTCCTCGAGGTGATCTTCGGGGCCGGCGGAGGAGGGGGCGGGGCGCCGGCGGGGCGAAATGTGGGCGGGGGTGACTTCTCCACCGACTTCGACGAGTACGATACGGGGTTCGTGGAGGCCGAGGACGACTTCACGCTCCAATGGTCGACGGTCCAGCAATGGACGTTCGCCGACGCTGGGGGTGGCGACATCCAGATGGACAAGTCCGCCTCGGGGTCGTCGTTCCACGCTGTCGTGTGGGAGCCGCCGGGCGAACTGGCGAATCTCGAGGTGCTGATTCAGGTCGTGCTCGAAAGCGACACGATCGGGCCGAAGATCATCATGCACGTCTCGGAGGACACCGGGACGTCGCAGAACGACGGAATCGAAGCCGGGCTCAACCTCGACACCGAGCGGATCGGGACGATCGTCAACGGCTCCTTCACCAGCCGCGCCACGCGCGATCGAGAGTTCTCATCCGGGGAAACGTGGTTCATCCGCGCCCGGGTGGTGGACGACGTGATCGGCATGAAGGCGTGGGAGGAGAACGATTCCGAGCCGGAGACGTGGCTGGAGTACGACGCCGCGGCGCTCGGATCGCCGATCACGGACGCCGGGAAGATGGGGGTCCATATGTTCGGCTCGACCGGATGCCGGATTCTGACGATGGACGTCTGGAGCGACGACTAGGCCAGAGAGGACGACATGGGAATCAGGGACGTGCAGAAAGACCCGAACGCCCCGGACCCCCGGCTGGCCGATCTGGCCCGCGCCGAGGAGAAGGATCGGGAGCGCCGGCTGAGCGAGAAGCTCGACCGGAAATCTCAGTACACGAGAAAGACGCGGCGTGTGCCGTAGGGGAGCCTTGCCTGTGACGAACGACGACCATTACTCCGATTGGGGAGCTTTGCCTGTGACGGACGGCGACCATATCGACTGCCCGTTCTGCGGGACGAGACTCGTGTGGGCCGACGCGCTGATATTCGGCTGCACCGGCGACGACTGTCCGGCCGAGTTCTACGAGGAGGATGTCCCGGAGGTGGTGTGGTCGCCGCTGAACTTCATCCCCGAACCGCCCGAGGAGGGATAGGGTGAGCTTCACGCCGAAAACGCCCGAGCAGAAGGCCGCCATGTCGGTGCTCGACCGCTGGCTGACCCGGTACGCCGCGTTGGCCGGCGAGGAAGGCCCGGTGCAGTTCGTCCGCGAGGTGTTCGGCGCCGAGCCGGACGAGTGGCAGCGGGAAGTGCTCGAGGACATCGGCCGCGGCGAGCGGCGCATCAGCATCCGATCATGTCACGGGGTGGGCAAGACCTGTCTGCTCGCGTGGCTCGTCTGGTACATGCTGCTGACCCGATACCCGCAGAAAACGGTGGCCACGGCGCCCACGCAGGGGCAGCTTTTCGACGGGCTGTTCTCCGAAGTGATGCTCTGGCACGCCCGGCTCCCGGAGCCGATGCAGGCCTTGTTCACCGTGAAGTCGAACCGCATCGAATTGAAGGCGCACCCCGCGGGGTCATTCTTCACCTGTCGGACCGCCCGGGCGGAGCAGCCCGAGGCGCTCCAAGGGATTCACTCGCATAACGTCCTCATCATCGGGGACGAGGCGTCGGGGATTCCCGAGGCGATCTTCGAGGCGGGGTCCGGCTCCATGTCGGGGAACCCGGAGCTTGGCGAGTTTGCGGTGACGGTGCTCGCGGGGAACCCGGTCAGGACGACCGGCTTCTTCTTCGAGTCGCATCACCGCACGGCGCACATGTGGCGCACGTATCACGTCTGCGCCGCGGTGGCGGACTGGCCGAGCGGTATTCCGTCCGGCCGACCGGGCGCCGACTACGTGGAGGAACAGGCGGTCCTCTACGGGCTCGAGTCGAACGCCTACCGCATCCGCGTCCTCGGGGAGTTCCCGAAGGGCGACGACGATCAGGTGATCCCGTATCACTCGATCATCTCCGCCTCGGAGCGGGAGATCAAGACGATGCCGAACCTCCCCTGCGTGTGGGGGGTGGACGTGGCCCGGTTCGGGTCGGCGAAGAACGCGCTCGTCGTGCGGAACAAACGACGGGTGCTCGAGGCCGACTATTGGGAGGGCGTCGACCTCATGCAGACCGCGGGGAAGATCAAGCACAAATGGGACAACACGCTCCCCGGCGACCGCCCCTACGTGATTCTCATCGACGTGGTGGGCCTCGGCGGCGGCGTGGTGGACAGGCTGCTCGAGTTGAAGCTCCCGGTACGCGGCATCAACGTCGCGGAGACCGGGGATGTCGACCCGAGGTTCGATCGGCTGCGCTCGGAGTTGTGGTGGAGGGCGCGGGAGTGGCTCCTCGGGCTGGACGTCGCGATCGAGCCTCCGCCGAAGGACTGTGACCCGAAGAAGGACCCCGTGACCCGGATGATCTCCGAGTTGGCGGCGCCGAAGTACAAGATCATGTCGAGTGGAAGAATCCACGTCGAGAGCAAAGACGAGATGCGGAAGCGGGGCGTAGCCTCGCCGGACATCGCAGACGCTCTCGTGCTGACTTTCGCGGAGGACGTGTCCCTCATGACTGGCGGGCTCGAATCGGGCGGCGCCAACTGGAATGAGGAACTCCCCTCGCGTGCCGGAGGAATCGTATGAGCGACGGGACCGAATACTACGTGCTGAGTGAGGACGAGATAGAGGACGCGGAAGGTTCCGAGGCCTCGCCGAATATGTCGCCCGACGAAGTGCGCTCCCTGCTCGCTCTGGCGGCGGATGAGGCCTTCGCATGGCGCGAGGAACATCTCGACCCGTTCATCACGCGGGCCACCGAGTACTATCGGGGCGATCCGTTCGGGAACGAGGAGAAGGACCGCTCACAGATCGTCATCACGACGGTGCGGGACGCTTGGCGGCAGACCATGCCCTCGCTGATGCGCGTGTTCTTCGGCCCGGAGCGGGTCGTGGAGTTCATGCCCCGTGAGGCGGAGGACGTCGCCATCGCGGAGCAGCAGACCGACGTGGTGAATGTCGTGGTCCGCGAGGACAACCCCGGGTTCCTCGAGTTCAAGTCATGGTTCGACGACGCCGGCCTCCGGCGCCTCGGGACCATGAAGTATTGGTGGGAGGACACCGAGGAAGTCGTGATCGAGGAGTTCGAGGCGATTACGCTCGCAGAGTTGTCCGCGCTCCTGACGGAATACGAGGCGGAGCAGGGCGTCGACTACGCGGTCGAGTCCGAGCCTGTTGGGGTCCACCCCGAGACGGACGAGGAAGTCTACGACGTCCGTATCACGGTCACAGTTTTCGACGGGCGCGTCCGGTTTGCCGCGGTGCCCCCGGAGGAGATGATCTGGAGCCCGAGCGGGCGGACCAAGATGGACTCGCGTATCGTTGGACACGTCCGCGAGGTGCCGGCAGACTTCATCGTCTCCCTCGGGCATGACCCGGAGGTGATCGAGGAGCACGCCGGCCGCACGCGCAGGCCGCAGAACGAGGACCCGGACAGCGTTCGTCGAGTCGACGGCGGTGCCGCCGGGCGTGGAGGCGTGGTGGGCCGGGATCAGCAGGACCCCGCCACCCTGCCGACGTTGTACGGCGAGATTTACATGCGGGTCGACGTCGACGGCGACGGTATCGCGGAGCTTCGCTGCTTCGAGGTGGTCGGCGACGACTACGAGATCCTGAACGGCGACGGATATGGCGAGCCGGTCGACGAGATCCCGTTCTCGTTCCTGACCTACGACCCCGAGGCCCACGCCTTCGTGGGACTCTCGCAGGCTGACAGCACGATGCAGTATCAGGCCATCAAGTCGTTCGTCGCTCGCGGCGTGCTCGACTCGCTGGCTAACGCGATCGACCCCGTGACGGTGGTCGACTCGTCCAAGGTCAACATGAAGGACGTTCTCTCCCGGGCGCTGTCACGGATCATCCGGTCCAAGACGAGCGATCCGAACTCCTACCGGCCGGTCGATCATCGGTGGGTTGGCGGGGAGGCGCTCCCCCTGTTCGGCTACCTCGACTCTCAGGTAGAGGACGCCGTAGGCCGATCGAAGGCCGCGCAGGGCCTCGATCCGGACGTCATGCAGTCCACCACGAAGGCCGCTGTGCAGGCGACCGTTTCGGGCGGCCAGCAGCAGTTGGAGTGGACGGCCCGCATCTTCGCGGAGACGGGCGTCAAGGATCTCTACAAGGGGATTCTCCGGCTGCTCGTGGCGCACGGGTCGGAGACGAAACGGCGTGTCATTCGGCTGCGGAACGAATACGTCGAGGTGGACCCGAACAAATGGGACGCCACGCTCGACGTCCGTGTGAACGTGGCCCTCGGAATGGGGCTCACGGAGGAGAAGGTCGCACAGTTGGACGCGGCGCTCGAGCAGCAGATGGTTCTGCTGCAAGCCGGCGCCCCGTTCGTGAACTGGCAGGTCATCCGAAAGACGCTCGCGCGGCGGATGGAGCTTGCCGGGTGGGCAAACTCGAACGACTTCTTCCTCCCGTGGGACACGCAACAGCAACAGCAGTTCGAGCAGGCGCAGGCGGAGCAGGAGCCGCAGCAGGACCCGGCCGTGCTCCTCGCGGAGATCGAACAGCGGCGCGTGGACTACGAGGCGGCCAAGGCCGAGGGCGAACTCGCGCTCAAGCGTGAGGAGATGATGCGGAAGGACGACCTTGAGCGCGACAAGGCGTCCATCGACGCGGCCGTGCAGATGGAGAAGATCCGGGCGGAGTTCGGGTCGAAGATAGGTACGGCCGCCATCAAGGCGGATACGGAAGTGTACCGCACCGCGGTGTCGGCGGAGGAGGCGGAGCGCAGCCGGGCGACGGCGGCCCCGGACCTCCCGACGCCGCTGCCCGAACAGGTGCCGCAGGAGCCGGGACAGGGATTGCCCGGGGGTGTTCCCCCCCTCTCGGAGGACGGCGCCGAGGAGATATAGCCTGTGGATCACGTAGAACGAGGACGGCAGGCGAAGCGACTGCTCGCGGACGATGTACTGCTCGAGGCCTTCGAAGAAGCTCGAGAGGATACCGTCGAGGGGTGGGAGCACGCCGACCTATTGGAGCATCGCGAGTCCTACCACGGACAGATGCGCGGGCTCAAGGCCGTGTGGGAAGTGCTCGAACGCTATGCCGCGGAGGTGGATGTGTTCGAGGCATCGCAGGACTACGAGGAGACAACCGGGTAATCGCAACAGGGCGATCCGGCCTCCTGAAACGCGAGGGACGGAACCATGGCACAGAACGAAGGCGGCGCAGACGCCGCCGAAAACATCGAACTGGAGACTCACATCTTCCAAGCGGGCATCACGCCCGAGCAGGCGGAAAGAGAGTTTCTAGGGCTCCTTTCTGAGGACCCGGACATGGACCCGGACGCGATGTTCTCCAAGACGGAGGACGAGCGCGGGGACGTGGTCTCGGAGGACGAGGAAGCAGGGAGCGAGTCGCGCCAACCGAAACGCGACCAGCAGGACGACGATGCAGAGGAAGTCGACGACTCGGACGAGGACGACTGGTTCGAAGAGGACGACGACCTGCTCGACGACGAGGAGGACGAGGAGGAGGACGACGACCTCGAGGAGGATGGGGAACCTGACGAGTCTCTTTACACCGTGAAGGTGGACGGTGAGGAGAAGCAGGTTAGCCTACAAGAACTCAAGGACGGGTTCTCGTTCCGTACTCACAACACGCAAACTGCACAACGGCTCGCCGAGGAGCGCAAGGCGCTCGAGGCCGAGGCCGCGCAGGTTCGTGACGAGAGGACCCGATATCGCAGCGGCTTGGAACGGTTGGCCACGCTGCTCGGGGACGAAGCTCCAGACGAACCCGATTGGGACAAGCTGGAGCGGGAAGATCCCTCGAAGTTCGCCACCGAGTACGCGAAGTTCCAGCGGCGCCAGAAGCAACAGGAGGCGCTGCGGGAGGAGCAGGATCGCGTAGCTCGTGCCGAGGCGGAGGACGCCTTGAATCAGATGGTGGTGCGACGGGACGAGGAGGCGGAGAAGCTGCTCGAGGCTCTGCCGGACTGGAGAGATCCGACCCGGATGGAGAAGGAGCAAGTCGCCATTAGCCGCGGAGCGCAGGAGTACTACGGCTTCACGGCGGATGAACTCGACACCGTTATCGACCATCGCACCGTGCTTATGCTCCGTGATGCCGTCAGGTATCGCAAGCAGATCGCGAAGGGCAAGGCGGCTATCGCAGGGAAGAAGAAGCCCCAACGCCGGCGGAAGATGAAGCCGGGCGGAACCGGGTCGACGCGAAAGACCCCGCGCCGAAGCTCTCGGCGGCGCTCGCAGACGAGCGGCCCCATGGACATGCGCCAAGGGGAAGCTGCAATCTTCGACATGCTGGACGAGGACGACCTGTAGTGCCTGTGATGCGGGACTATCCCCGTCCCTGACTGAAAGGGGACTGAGGAATGTCTCAGATCGCTAACACGTTCGACACCTACAGCGCGAAGGGGCTGAGGGAGTCGCTGCACGACCGGATTTACGACATCTCCCCCGAGGAGACGCCCTTCATGTCTGCCGCCATGCGCGGGCAGGCGAAACAGCGGAACGAGGACTGGCAGACGGACGCGCTGGCCTCGCCCGATACGGCGAACGCCCATATCGAGGGCGACGACATCTCCGCGTTTCAGGCGATCACGCCCACGGTGCGCGTGGGGAACCACACGCAGATCAGCCGCAAGGCGATCATCCTGTCGGATACCGAGGAAGTGGTCGACAAGGCGGGACGTCGGTCGGAACTCGCGTACCAGCTTTCGCGGCGTGGTGTCGAACTCAAGATCGACATCGAAGCTATGGCCATGGAGAACATCGCCGGCGACGCCGGTTCCAGTTCTTCGGCGCGTATCTCCGCGGGCCTCGGCGCGTGGCTCAAGACGAACGTCGACCTCGCGACGGATGGCGCCAACCCGACCTACACGCAGGGCGTCCCGGACGCCGCGCGCACCGATGGATCGGCGCGGGCGTTCACCGAGACGATCTTGCAGGACGTGGTAGAGTCCATGTGGGTTGCGGGCGGCAAGGTGCGGAACCTGTTCGTCGGTCCGTTCAACAAGCGTGCGGTCTCGAACTTCTCGGGAGTCGTGACGCGGAACTTCGATATGTCGAACGTCGATCCGGCCCCGACCGCGGTCATCGCGGCGGTGGACGTGTACGTGACCGACTACGGCACTCTCAAGGTCATTCCGACCCGCTGGAGCCGTGACCGGGATGCGTACTTCCTCGACTTCGACCTCATCAGCTTCCTCTGGCTGCGGCCCATGGCCACGGTCAAGCTCGCCAAGACTGGCGATGCGGAGAAGCGGATGCTGCGAGGCGAGTGGACGCTCAAGATCCACAATGAGGCCGGCCTCGGGCTGGCGGCGGATCTGACCACAAGCTAGACGCTCGGAGTAGACACGTACAAGAGATAGCTTGCGTCGGCCGAGTGTCGACGCAAGCTATAGCTTGTCTCACGACACACGAGAAGGAGAACCACAATGAGCATTCTTAGCGCGTTCGTCCGGGCGTCGGCTGTGCTGGACTTCAACGCAGATCCGGCTGCCACGGACACCGTCACCATCGGGAACCAGACCTACGCCTACACCGCGACGCCTCAGGTGGCGAACGATGTGGACGTGGGCACGACCCGTGACGAGTCGATCGAGAACCTCGTGGCCGCGATCAATGGCGCCGCGGGGGCCGGCTCGGCCTACGACGAAGACACGGTGGAGAATCCATTCGTCACGGCGGTGGCCGATCTCACTGCCGACGAAGTCACCATCACGGCGAAGCTGCCGGGCACGCTCGGCAACGGAATCACCGTGGACACGTCGGAGACGGACATCCTGTTCAAGGATACGGCCGTCACCCTCGAGGGTGGCGTGGGAGACCTCTCGGCCGGCCTCGAGCGGTTCCTCGACGAGTATCAGTTGCAGTCGGACGCGATCGCGTTCGTGCGTGCGCTGACCGATCGGGTCGACTAGGCCACCTAGGGAATGGAGAGGTAGACCATGTACATCTCTGATGAGCGGCGCATGGTCTACCTCGCCGCCCCTAAGACGGCCTCGAAGGCCACGGCGTCGGTGCTTCGCGAGCGTGGATTCAAGCTGGCGAAGCATCTCCCGAACTCGCACCCGGTCAAGGTGCTCGGGACGAAGACGCACAGTCACCACCAGACCCTCACGGAGCATCCGGGCGAGGGCTGGACTGTATTCACCACGGTGCGGAACCATTGGGACACGTTTGTCTCATGGTTCACCTACCAGAACAAGACCGGGGTCCAGTTCGACGAGGCGTATATCGATCGCATCGCGAGCGGCTACCCGATGTACTACCCGGACGACGACAAGCTGTGGAGCCAGTACACACGCTTCGCGGACGCCGTTCTCCGGTACGAGTCCTTGCAGGAGGACTTCAATCGTATGCTCGGCCGAGCTACCGCGATCCCGAGGGTGAACATTTCCCCGGGCCGGGGCGGCCGGCACTACTCTGTGTACTACGACGACGCGCTCCGCCTGTACGTGGCCGAGCGGTTCCGAGAGGAGATCGAGGACTATGGGTATCACTTCGAGGCTGCGTGAAGTCGCTGTCCTCGCCGCTGTGGTGCTCGGCGTCCTCTTTGTCTATGGGCGCTGCCGTGACGACCGCGTTTCCGAGTGGGAGACCCGGGCGCAGGCCGCGGAGACCCTGAACTCGTCTCTACAGGAGCGGGTGAACGACCTACAAGCCGAAGCCGATTCGCTGCGTTCACAGGCCGTAGCGGTGGTGGAGGTGGTCGTTCCCCGCCTCTCAGAGACGGATAGACGCATCGCAGCCCTACCCGCCCCGGAGACGGCAGCGGACACGGCGCGCGACGTCATCATTATGCGGTTGCGGGAGGACACGGACTCGCTGCTTGTGGCGAATCGGCTCCTCCTCCAGTCGAACGATCGACTACAGGACGCCCTGAACACGATGACCGTGGCGCGGGACTCTCTGCTCGCGGTCGTCGAGGATCGCCCGGGCAAGCGCCCATGGTGGCTCCCCGAGATCACCGTGGGCGCCGCGGGGGTGATGGATGACGGTCGGCTGGCCGTGAAGGTGCCCTCGCTCAACGTCGGATGGAGGATCGGTCTGTGAAACTCGACATCACATCCGCCCGTGGCCTCGCCGGCGTGCGGCGGAGGTTGCACGTCCCTACAGCGATGGGCGAGGACGACGAGTACGGTATTGAGACCGTGCAGGACGTCAGCGAGATTCTCGCGGTGGCGGCGGAGCAGTACAAGGTCACGGAAGGTCAGCGGTTCGATACGGAGGGGGTGCGCGGGCAGCACGTAGGGCTTGTGCCAATGATCGAGTATTCGCGGATGCGGCAGCAAGCCCTCCGCGAGTGCCCGGACGGTGGCGCAGACGTCCGCCTCGGGCAACTCATCCACGAGTGGCTGGAGATCAACAGCGACTTCAAGACGTTCCGCGGGACATGGACGCCGGAGCGAGAGTAACCTCCCTGTGAGAGGAGCATCAACATGAAGGTCAGTCACGATGTAGTGCGTGAGGATGACGTACCGGGAATCCACGTTGCGATTCTCATCCCGAGTCACGACATGATCCATTCGACGTTCGCATACGATCTGGCGAGGCTCTGTATCCTCACCTCGGGAAGTTTCATGGCCCCGGGGTCGATCTCGAAGCTGTCGATCCACACCGCGACCGACACCCTCATCCACCGCGCTCGGCAGTCCCTCGCGGACGCCGCGTTGGAGTACGGGGCGGACTACGCGCTGTGGCTGGACGCGGATATGAGGTTCCCTAAAGAGATCCTCATCCAGATGCTCATGCGTGCCGAGGAGCTTCACCCGCTCGAGGGGCATGTCTACCCGCTGTTGGGTGTGAACTACTCGACCCGGGGGATGCCTCCGCGCTACGTGGCGTGGAAGAAGGTACCGGATCGGGAGCGCGCGGACGGGGAGCGGCTTGTGACGGACGACACGACCTCCGGGATGGAGGACGTCGAGGCGTTCGGGTTCGGCTGCGTGCTCATGCACACGAACGTACTCAAGGCGCTGGACGAGAAACGTCCGCGCCCGTGGTTCCGGTTCGCCTATGACGACGAACTCGGGAAGCACATCGGCGAGGACGTCTACTTCTGTCGGTTGGTACGGGAGCTTGGCTTCCCGGCCGTGATCGACCACGACGTCTCGAAGGGGGTCCGGCACACCGGGACGTTCGAGTATGCGCTCGGACATGTCCTCGATTACGAAGAAGGGCTGAGAGACGCCCGGGAGGCTCAAGAGAATGCCGCTGCCGACGACGTATAGCGCACTCCAGACATGGCTGGCCACGTTCGTCCGCCGAACCGACCTGACCGCGGACATCGATGCGATCATCCGCGAGGCCGAGGCGAAGATGCGGTCGGACCGCCGGCTGCGGCTGTTCGTGGACCTCGGGGCCTTCGCGGTCGTGAGCGGCGACGAAACTACGTCGCTTCCGAGCGACTTCGCGGAGTTGAACGACGCGACGCACGTAGGGTCGACCTATTACGGGCCGATCAACGTCGTCCCCCATCACGAGCTTGGACATCTGTTCGCCACGTTCGGGGCTACGGGTGCGCCCGTGGGCGTGGCGATCGTGGGAACGGGGACCGCGGACTACAGCCTCAAATGGGCGCCGGTACCGGACGCGGATTTCACGATCAACCTCGCGTATTGGGCGAAGCTGACGCATCTGTCCGTGTCGGCTCCCACGAACCGCTGGCTCACGCAGTACCCGCATCTGTACCGCTATGCGTGCATGAGCGTGCTGGCGGAGTTCTTGAAAGAGGACGAGCGGCTCGCGAACGCGGTTCAGCAGTACGATCGCGCAGCCGACATGATCTACGAGGACAATCAGGACGCGCTGTACGGCGGCACGCTGTCTCGCGTCCCGGGGAGGGTGTTCTAGATGGCAGTCCCACAGGCATTGTGGCTGCCCGGCGTCTCCGGCGACTACGCCTCGGTGCCGGACAACGCCGCGCTCGACATCACGGGCGATATCACGCTGACGGCCGACGTCGGGGTCAATGAGATCCCGCCGAGCGGCCTCATTGTGTTTCTGTCGAAGTGGACGGAATCCGGGGATCAGCGGTCGTACTACCTCGGCGCCAACGTTGCCGATGGCGAAATGGTACTCGAGTTGGGGTGGTCGACGAACGGCGCCGCGGAGACTATCGTGCAGTCCACGGTCGCGATCCCTGTCGAAGCAGGCACGTTCGAGCGGATCAAGGTCGAGGCGTTCCTCGACGTCGACCCCGGGACCGTCGACTTCTTCTACTACGACGAGAACGACGTACAGCAGCAGTTGGGCGGCCAAGTCAGTCTTGGTGGCACGACGAGTGTCTTTTCCTCGTCGGCGGCGATCAACATCGGGGCGACGGAGGGTGGCACCGCGAATCTCTGGCAGGGTCGGGTGTACGGTGTCGTTATCGACGACGGCACCGTGCAACTGGACGTCGACTTCACGACGCAGGATCTCGAGGACACGAGCTTCACCGAGGACTCGGCCAACGGGTTCACGGTGACGGTCAATCAGGCGGGGTCCGCACCGAACACGGCAGAGATCCGGGAGGTGACGCACTACTACGGCTGGCGCGTCCCAACACAGGGGTCCTCCGAGGACATTTGGGGCGAGCCGCTGAACGAGGCATATGGCGCGGCGGCCGACGACCTGTTCGAGTCGATCGACACGATCATCGGACTTCTCGAGACGGAGATTGATACGCTCGACGCCCAGGTCGATAGCGTGAGTGAACGGACGGAGGCGATCGAGGCCCTGTTCAACCGCCCCCGGTACGCGAGGGTGTATCGGGCGTCGACGAACTTCGTCCTGCCGTGGAACACGACGACGCTCGTGGAGTGGGACACGGAATCGCTGGACCGCAACGGCTGGTTCACGTTGGACGCATCTACGCGGCTCACGAAGTCGGTGATCGATCCAGATGCACCCGACGACGGGCTCCATCTGGTCCGGGCGGTGCTGCGACTGCCGACGTGGATCGAGGGGGTGCTCGGCGCGGACGACAGCTACAAGTACACGGTACGTCTGCTCAAGAACGGCTCCGCTATCGCCAGCGCCAGCGTTCCCGGAATGAACGAGGGCCATCGGAAGACGGACCCCGTAGAGACGCAGACCGTCATCGTACAGACGCTTGCGGCCGTCACGCTCGACGACTATTTCGAGGTGAACGTGCTGGCCACGGAGGGGCCGACCGCCAGCAACGACACAGATTCCTACGTCGTAGCCGGTGCTTTCGCGTCGTACTTCGAGATTGCGCGACTGCCGTCCAAGGCGACGGAACTCATCCCGACCGGGCTGCTCGCGGGCCTCCTGTGGTGGTTCGAGGCGCGGCTCGACAACGAGGTTGACGGTGTGGCTGACGAGACGAACATCACCACGCTCACGGACTGGTCGCCTTCGGAGCGAGACGCGCCGGCGGACGTGGGTAGTGTGGCCGAGTTGGATGTTGACTCCGACGCGAGCTTCAACGGCCAGCCGGTATTCCGGGCCGGACAGAGCGATGGCGGGCAGTACTCGCTCGACGCGATTCCGAAGCTCGAGAACCTGTCGATCCTGTTCCTCGTGCTGCCGTCCATCGCGGCGTCGTCGCAGATCGCGTTTTTCAGTTACCACGCCTCGCTCTCGCCGAGCGGGACGGTCATCGTGGACATCTTCAACGATTCGGTCGGCGGCGACAACGCGGATATCGAGTTCCGGGTCGACAACGGGCCGAACAACACCGTCCTCTCTTCGAACGACGGCCGGGTGTACGACGGGGACGCGCACGCGGTGCTCTGCACCTACGACGGCACGACCATGCGTACGTACATCGACGACATGACCGCACCTGTGAACTCCGCGGCCCATTCGGGCGGTGGAGACCTTGCGGGCACGCCGAATCGGGGGAGCATCATGCACCGGGCAGGCGCCGACGAGGTGGAGGGCGAGTGGACCCTGCACGCAGCGTGGGACCACCACCTTGACGACGACGAGCGGGATACTCTCGCGGCGTTCCTCTTGGACAAATACGCGATCAGCTAGGAGAACCTCATGGCGGTACAGGACCCGACCACAAACTACAAGTGGGCGCTGCCTGACATCGGTGGAAACATCGGGTCATGGGGCACCCTGCTAAATCTCATCTTCGGCAATATCGGTACGACGTCCGACGAGGAAGACCCTATGGGGATCGACGGCGTTATCGGGGAGTTGCAGGAGCAGGTCAATACGCTGGAGACGGAAGTCGACGCGCTGGACGATCGAGTCACGACCGTGGAGGACGCCGGCGGTAGTACCGCCCTGTACTTCAAGGCGCGTCGCGGCACGGGGCAGGCGATTCCGCAGGGCACGGCGACCAAGGTGGTGTGGGACGTCGAGGAGTTCGACGAAGGGGACATTCATGCCTCCGGCACGGCGACGGTCCCCGCGGACGGTGGCGGGCTCTGGATGCTGCACGCCTCGATCACGGGCGATTTCCACGGGGGCGCGGATGACTCAAACTCGTGGTATGTCGAGATTCGGGTGAACGGGTTGGCGGTGGCGTCAGGACGCACGCCGTCAACGACCAAAGGCGTGTCCTCGGCATCCGGGGACGTCACCGTGCAGGCGCAGACCCTCGTCGACCTCGAGGACGGAGACGAGATCGAGGTGTGGGTTATTCAGATCGACCCGGGGGGCAGCGGCTCCGAGAGTGTCACATCCGGCGTCGGCTCGTTCTTCGAGGGCGTTCGCATCGCGCCGGGAGAGTAGACCATGAACTACCAACACGCGCTGGAGGAAATCCAGTCGACGCAGAGGGAGGTTCAGCGGTCCCTCGGCCGGATCGAGGGGATGCTCGACGGGATCAAGTCGGAGCAGGAGGGCCAGAAAGTCTACTCGCGCATCATCAGCAACCGAGTCGCCAAGCTGGAGCAGTTCAAAGGCAAGCTCGCCGGCGGGATCGCAGTCCTCGCGGCGATCGCCGGGGCTCTTGGCGGAGTCATCACAAAGTTCCTTTTCGAGCGGGGGTAGGGTCATGGAGCGATACAGATCGCGGAAGTTCATCATGGCGGCTGGCTCGCTCGTCCTGTCCTTCGTGCTCGCCCTGATGGGCAAGCTGACTGCGGAATGGACGACTATCGTCAGCACGGTGAATGTGGCCTATCACGGAGCGAACATGCTCATCGCGAGGAAGGTGTCCGATAATGGCTGACCTTGGCGCGGCGTTCGACTTCGCTATGGAGTTGGAGGGTGGTGGCGTCGTACATACGGTGCCGGGCGACCCCGGCGGGACGACCAAGTGGGGTATTTCGCAGCGGGCAAACCCGGACCTCGACATCGCGAACCTGACTCGAGAGCAGGCCATGGAGGTGTACGACCGGCGTTACTGGAGCCCAAGGCGGCTCGGGGAGCTACGGTATCAGTCCGTGGCGGACGAGATTTTCGAGTTCACGATCAACGCCGACCCTGCACATCAGAACGGCGGGGTGGCGGTACGGACAGCACAGGAGGCCGCGAACGACATTCTCGAGGTAGCCGGGATTCCCGACAGGCTGGTCGAGGACGGGATCATAGGTTTCAACACGCTATCCGTGCTGAACACCCTCGGGGGGATGGGGGCGCTGCATATCGTGGCATGGCGGGACAGGTTCAACCTGCTCCAGCTTCGGTACTACCGCTCCCTCCGCCGGGATCTCGTGAATCGGTTCCTGCTCGGGTGGACGCGGAGGGTTATCTAGATGGCCCGGCGGCGACGCAGAATCCATGTGACGTTCCCGCTGCCGTCCCCGCGATACGACCCTCAGAATGAGTCGGTGTTCCGGGACGACTTGGAGCGGTTGCTCATTGAGGTGGCGAGCCTCGCGGCGGAGGAGGCGATCGGCGGAGAAGTCGTGGAGTTCACGGACGACGACGCCACCCCGTCAGTCGCGGGGCGGACGCTGTTCTCCGAGTCCTACGCGAACGCCACAGACGTGACCGCCTTCGACGATGGAGTCGAGGGTCAGACGATCACCATACTTTTCACGACAGGGAACTTCACCCTCAAAGACGGTGCGAACATGCACCTGTCCGGCGGCTCCGACTTCACGGGCTCGGCGGACGACACGATCACGCTCATATTCGACGGAACCTCGTGGTTCGAGGTGAGTCGGAGCGTCAACTAGCCTGTGGGGAGAGAACGCACGATGCGATTCATCACGAGACTGGTCCTCGGGATCGTGGCCATGGCGGCCACGGCCTACGTCTACCTCCAGCCCGCGGACACGGGGGTGGTCTTGGCCATTGACCCTCTGACTGTCGGCCTCATTGGGGCCGGGGCGCTCGGCGGGCTGTTCGGAGGCGGGGGGCAGAAACAGACGACGCAACTCGACCCGGCCACTCAGCGGTATCTCGAGCAGTTCCTCCGCCCGGGGGCGCAGGGGTTCAGCGGCCTCCTCGGGGGCGGGATGACCGGCGAGGACGTGACGTTCGACCCGGAGAGCTTCCGGGCGTTCATGGACCCGTACCAGCAGGAAGTCATTGACGCCGCCAACGCGGACTTCGACGTGGCCCGTGACCGTGCAGGGCTGTCGGCGCGGCAAGAGGCGGCGATGGCCGGCTCGGCCCGCGGGTCCCGCGGCGCGGTGCTACAGGCACAGCGCGAGTCGCAGATCGATCGGCAGCGGGCGTCGACGATCGCCGGGCTCCGCTCCGCCGGTTTCGAGCAGGCGAATCGGTTCGCGCTCGGCCGGGCCGGGTTCAACGTGGATCGCATCAGCGGGGCGCTCTCCGCCGGGGCGACGGGTCTCGGCCCGGGCGGCGCCGGCACGGTCACGACCGGACAGCACGGGGGCACATTGAGCCGGGTTCTCGGCGGGGGAGTCAGCGGGGGACTTCTCGGGCAAGGACTTCGTAGCCCGGGCTCTCTCAATATCCCGGTACCGGATGTCCGGCTGCCGGCGAGCCCCTACGGGCTGCCGCACCCGGATCAGGTACAGGCTCCTCCCCTTTTCGCACCGCAGTTCTAGGAGGCACACATGCCGGAAGGTATTGGGTATTCGGGCGGCCTCCTGAGCGGCCCGGCGGCCACGACGCCAGAGAACGTCGTCAGCGACGGCCCTCTGGACCGCATTTTCACAGGGCTCTATGACCCTCGGCTTTCTCCCGAGGAGAACGACAGAATCCGCCGGTCGGCGCTCATCAACGCCGGTCTCGCCGGGCTCGTCGCTTCATCGCGACCGGGCTCCGGGGGTCTCTTGGAGACCATCGGTCTCGCAGGAGCCGCGGGCCAAGCCACGCGCGCAGAACAGACGGAGGCGCTGCTGCCGGAGGTCCCCGACTTCGAGACTCAGGTCGTCACCCGGGCGGACGGGTCGACGGCCCTCATCAACAAGACGGACGGCCGGACGATTCGGGAACTTGGCCCGCCGAAGGCCCCCGAGCCGGAGGAGTTCGACGCGCCGAAAGAGGTTCTCACGCCCACGGGTCAGAAGGTGCTGGCGACGTGGAGCAAGCGGAACCGTATGTACACGACGCTCGACGGTGTGCCGCTTCCGGGCGCGCAGCCGCTCCCGGACGACCCGGAGAGGGGAACCCTCGTGAAGGAGTTGGACCCGGAGACCGGGCTCGTCTACCAGTACTTCGCCGACCCGACTTCGGGCCGGCAGATCGGCCCGCGTCGTCTCGCAGATACCGTGTCGGGAGACGAGGTGGACACGGCCCTCGCGAATCAGCTTCGCCGGGACACGGACGAGATGAGGCGCATTCTCAGCGCCCGCGGCGACAAGCCGTTCGGGGTGCTCGAGCAGATGGCCGGGGGTTCGGACTGGACCCGCGGGCTCACCAGTCCCGAGTTCCAGCAGTTCTTTGCGGCGTCGAACAACATTATGTCGCTCATCGTGCGTTCGCGTTCGGGCGCGCAGGCTTCCGAGATGGAAGTCAAGCGGCTGGAGACGTTCGCCGTGCCGCGGCCGGGCGAGTCGCCCGAGACGGTACGTTCAAAGATCCGGCGTCTCGAGTCGGTCGTGCAGGATATCGAGCAGGGCCGCGATCCCTTCGACAGGGTGCGAGGGGGCGGCGCCGGCGAGTCCGGTAATCAGATGGAACACTTGGTCCCCGGGAGGCGATAGATGAACGAGGCGGAACTCAGGAAGCTTCTCGCCGACGCCCGGGACGCTCTGGAGCGTGGGGCGAGCTACAACGACATCAACGAATATATCCGGGGGGTGACGGACGGTCAGTTCGCAGGGATGATGTCCCTGACGGTCGCGGTCGACCCGGAGGCTGAGGCGGACCGCCGGTTGGCGGAGTCCGTGAACAACAAGACCCCCATCTCCGACTTCCTGCGGGCCATGGCAGAGGGGGCGACCTTCGGCACCGCGGACGAGCTTGTCGGTATGTTCGGCGGAGACGCCGAGGCGAGCCGCGCGAGGATGGATCAGATCCGGGCGGACAACCCCGGGGCGGCGCTGGCCGGCGAGATCGCCGGGGCGGTGGCGGTTCCCGGGGCCGGAGCGGCCCGGGCCTTCCGCGCTCTCCGGGGCGCCGGGGGCGTAGCACGTACCGCGGGCGCTGGAGCGGCCGTGGGAGCAGCCGAAGGCGCGGCCATGGGCGCCGGCACGGCGGAGCCCGGGGGCAGGTTTTCCGGGGCGCTCGGCGGCGGGGCGGCCGGCGGCTTTACCGGCGGGCTCCTCTCCGGGGGCGGCGGTGTGGCGTCGAAGCTCCTGTCCCCGCTCCGGCCGAATCAGTCAGTCGCGAATCAGGCGCTTCGAGAGATGGTCGACGCTACGGGTATCCCTCGAGAGCAGATCGGACAGAAGGTCCGCACGCTCCCCGAGGGCGGCGTCGTGGCGGACGTCGACCCGGTGCTGGAGCGCATCCTGCCAAGCGTGGTCCGTCAGGGGCAGGGGCTCCGGCGGTCCGGCGGCCCGGTGCAGCGAGTCATTCGCCGGGGCGACCCGGCGACGTTCGGCGCAGCCCGCCGGGCGATCTTCGAGCCGCTCGAGCAGTCGTTCGCCAATGTGGACGATCCGGCGCTGCGGAACCTCGTCACGTCCGACCCGGCGGTCGTCGACGCGGCGAAGGGTCTCATCAACCGGGACCCGAGCAAGGTCCGGGATCTGAGCTTCCGTCAGTTGCAGAGCATCCGCGAGCGGCTCCAGAAGCGGCGCAACAGCCGGTCCATCACGTCGGTACAGCGGGAAGAAGTCGTGCAGGCCCTCGGGCGGCTCGACAACGCGCTCGACGTTGCGGTCCCCGGCTTCCGGGAGGCCCGCCGGCAGTACGCACAACTCATCACGCAGCAGAAGGGGTACGAACGACTGGCCAGCGCGATCGAGGCGGCCGTGCCGACGTTCCGCCCGGACCTTCCCTCGAAGATCGAGGGGCTCGGGGCCACGGCCCGAAACCTTCTCATGGACCAGCAGCGGCGGCGTCAGCAGATCGCCGAGATGGTCGGCGAGATCCTCCTCGAGGAGGGGGAGGAGGGCGCCCGGCGTATCGAGCGGATGATCCGTGACGGGGAGATCGCGAAACTGTTCTCACATGCCCGCTCTCGAGGACGCACCGCGGCGACCACGCAGGCGGGGCGGGCCGGCGGCGGGCTGCTCAGTTCGGACGTGCGCCTTGGAATCGAATACGACCCGGAGACGGGCGAGACCCGACGTGGAGGGAGACGATAGATGCTCGTACCGATCAACATCCCGCCGGGCGTGTTTCGCAACGGGACAGAGTACCAGTCGAAGGGACGCTGGTTTCACACGCAACTCGCCCGCTGGTTCGCGTCCGCGAACGACAAGGTGGCGCTCCAGCCGGTCGGTGGGTGGCGTGCGGTGATCGACGCGGACACGGACGAGCAGGTCGACGTCGACGAGCCGATCCGGGGGATGTACGGATGGCGCGGCGACGACGGCACGGTGTATCTCGCGTTCGGGACCTTCGAGGCGGCCTATGCCTTCCACCTCGGCGTGCTCACCGATATCACCCCCTCCGGTTTCACGGCCGGGACGGAGGACGCCACGGTCACGGACGGCGGCGCCTACGGCGAGGGTATCTACGGCGAAGGCCCCTACGGGGGCGTGGTCTCGGACATCACGCATGAGATCGTCGAGGCGGGGTCTTGGCAGTTCGACAACTACGGCGAGCTTCTCATCGCCGTGGCGTTCCCGGACGCGACGATCTACGAGTGGGATTTGGACACCGGGAACGACCTGACGGCCGTCTCGAACGCGCCAAGCGCGAATGCGGTGGTCGTGACCGAGGAGGGGCATATCATGGCCCTCGGCGCGGACGGCGACCGCCGGCTCGTGCAATGGTCGGACTCCGAGGACCGGACGGACTGGACGCCCACGGAGACGAATGAGGCCGGGGACCACCCGCTCTCCGGGGCCGGGGAGTGCCTTGCCGGGCGCCGAGCCCGCGGGCAGACCCTCGTGTGGACCGACAAGGATCTGTGGTCCTTCCGGTACGTCGGCGGGGATCTCATCTTTCAGGTGGTGCAGGTTGGCCAGAACTGCGGGGCGATCAGTCGGCATTCAATGATAGGTGTCGACAGTCGCTTCTTCTGGATGTCCAAGCGCGGGTTCCACTCGTTCGACGGGTACACGCGGGATCTCCCGTCCGAGGTGTCGGACTACGTGTTCTCGGACTTCAACTGGATTCAGCAGTCGAAAGTAGCGGCCGGCTCGATCGCCGAGTTCGGCGAGGTGTGGTGGTTCTACCCCTCGGCCGGTTCGAACGAGAACGACCGTTACGTCGTGTACAACTACAAGCTGGACATCTGGTACATCGGGTCGATCGAACGGACGAGCGTGTGGGACCGCGGGCCGCAGCGGCTTCCGCTGATGGCGGACGCGCAGGGGCAACTGTGGACGCACGAAGACGCATACGACTACCCGAAGCCGGTGTCCGGGGAATACACCCCCTCGGCCGAGTCCGGTCCGGTGGAGATCGGAGACGGGGATCGCGTGGCGTTCATCTCGTACATCGTCCCGGACGACAAGACCGAAGGCGACGTCACGGCCGAGCTTCTGTTCAAGTTCGAGCCGGATGGCGCCGAGACGTCGAGCGGAGTCATCACGCTGTCGCAGCGGACGAGTGTGCTGCACGAGGCGCGCATGGTCCGTATCAAGCTCGTCGAGGTGAACGAGAACTGGCGGGTCGGTACAATCCGACTGGACGTCCGGCCCGGAGGGAGACGCTAGATGAACGAGTTTCTCAGGCTCATCGAACAGCACGGCATGAGCCCCGAGTTCGAGCGGTTCGTCCGCGAGCGCACAGGGGCCATGGCCACGCCGGCGGAGATCGCCCGGCTGGCGCAGACGTACGTTACCATGCACGTCGGAGGCTCGGCGTCCGACATGGAAGTGCGCGGACTCCTGACGGCTGCCGGCCAGACGGAGCCGGCACTCCCGAACCGCCCCCGGGGCCTACTCGACCGTGACGCCGGCGGGATGACCATCCGGGAGCGGATCGGGCTCCTCGGCCAGAGCGCCGAGGATCTCGGCCGCGGGGTCGCCTCTGGCGCTCTCCGGGGCGTGACGTCCGTCACCTCCGGGCTGTTCGATCTGTTCGGTGCCGACGAGGTAGCAGAGGGTATCCGCCGGGATCGTGACGCGGTGGCCGGGGCGATCGGCCCGGAGCAGGAGCCGGTCCCGGGCATCGCCGGGCAGGCTCTCGGGGAGTTGGCGACCATGCTCGTCCCGTTCGTCGGAACGGCGCGGGCCGGCGCCGCGGCGGCCAAGCTGCTCCGCCTCGGGAAGCTCGGGACGCGGACGGCCGAAGGCGTGGCATCCGCGCCGCTGGCCGCGGCCATCGCGACGGACCCGGAGCTTTCATTCTTCGCGGCGTTGCCCGAGGGGCAGCGCGTGGCGTTCGAAGGGGCAATCGAGATCGCCATGGGACCGGCGTTCACGGCCGCGGCCGTGCCGTTCCGTCTGCTTCGGCAAGGCGGCGGGGAGGCGATCCGCCTCCGCCGGTTCGGCCCGTCCTCGAGCATGTGGGCCAAGACTGGCGTCCGGGGCGAGGAGGCCCGGCGACTTCGGAATGATCCGTCCGGCGCTCGAGACCGGGCGAACTTCTACATCGCCGGCACGGGCGAGCCGGAGCAGTTCGCCGGCATCCGCTCGGCCGAGGCGGTTCACGAGGTGGACATTCCCCTCGACCGGATGTACTCGGCCGCGGACGACCCGGACGGCATCATTGCCCGGAAGCGTCACGAGCTTGGGAATCTGGACGGGACGAACTACAATCGCGTGGAGGATGCTCTCGCCGAGGCGGGGTACCTCGGATACTACGAGTCGGGCAACACCGGCGATCTCGCCACCCGTGCTGTCGTGTTCGATACGCCGGAGGCGCGTCGAGTCCTCTCGGACGTCGAGACCCGGCCGAATCCGCTCCTTCCGAAGAACATCGATAGGGCGGCCGACGCGATGGACGTGGCGCGGCGATACGCGGAGTCGATCGGGCTGGACCACAGCCCACAGGCACCTCTCAAGGCGGGCGACGTCGACGAGGCGTACCATACCCGGATTGCGCAGATGTACGACGAGGCGGTCAGCCAACCGACCAACCCGGAGGTGATCGCGGCCTACGAGGCGCTCGAGCAGGAAGTACGGGATCAGTTCGAGTGGCTGACCCGCAGTCGCCTCGACGGCGGGGCGGGGATCAAGGTCATCTTCACCGAGGACGACCCGTACAAGACGTCCGCGGAGATGATGCAAGACATCACGGAAAACGGCCGCCTCAAGGTGTTCGCGTCTACGGCCGATCATCACCCGCTCCTGTCTGCGGAGGCGAACAACATGCTCCGGGCGGACCACGATTATTGGGGGCATTTCGCGCAGCAGAACAACTTCGCCGCGCACGGCGAGGAGTCGGCCGCGCGGATGCACTCCGTCATGTTCTCGGACGCGGCCCGCCCGGCCATGCTGACGGAGACCCGGGGGCAGAACTCGTGGTTCAGCTTCGGACCGCATCGGGGACTCGCCCCGCGTGATCGCCCCTTCGCGGAGCAGAAGGTGTTCCTGATGGAGGAGTGGGCGAACGGGCCGGAGTACGTCACGCCGCCTCCTCGAGTGATGACGACCCGGATGGACGAGACGGTAGCCAAGGCCCACGGAGAGTTCGGAGGTTCGACGTTCGACGCCAAGAGCGGAGCGAACATGGTCGGTCAGGACAAGTGGGCGGTGGCGGCCGGCGAGCCGGTGCTGCTCGATCGCCCGCCGACCCCCGAGGACATCGCCCGGTTCCGGGCGGAGCACGCCGACGCCCTCTCGGAGGAGGGGGCCACGGTGGCGACGTGGAACAACCGCACCCGGGAGGACGGGACGCGGATCAGGGAGGGGGACGAGGACTTCGCCCACGGGAAACATGAACTCAACGTCGGCCGAGGGTTCGACTCTCAGGACGACGCGCGGGCGTTCGGCACGGCTCGAGGCGAGCACTCGATCCTGAACCTCGCAGACCCGGAGTTCGAGGCGGTGCGTCTGGACGACGAGATCGGTCAGGCCATGCTCCGCGCTCGGCTGGACGAGACGGTGCCGGCGAGGACGGAGGCTCGAGCCTCAGCGTTCATGGCGTCCCTCACGCCGACGGAGGCGGAGGCGTTCGCCGCCATGCCGGCCCGGTCGCAGGAGGACGCGCTCAGGAGCTTCTCCCTCACGACGTCCGCACGGCAGGGGGCGTCGATCGCGATCCTCGGAGCACAGGCGCAGCGGTGGTACGACGCGAGTGCCGACTCGATCGTGAAGATGTTCGGTTTCGATGCCCCGCGCTTCACGGCGCTGCTCGCGGCCACGAGTGCCAATGCTCCGGTGGACAACAACCTCCGGTCCGCCTTGCGGGTGTGGGGCGAGTGGGACAAGGCCGGACGGCCGGCGGACGCGGACGAGATCAAGCGGATCTTCGAGACGTTCGGGCAGCCCGAGGGGGCCGTACCGAACGCGGTGGACAACGCCATCACGTCGCTGACGGCTTCGGAGAAAGAATTGATGTCCCCGAAGTTCCTCGACCGATTCACGACTAAGGGCGACCCGAGCCTACTCCACCCGGACCGCAAGCTCACAAAGGCTGGACGGAAGGAGCCTTCGATCCTCTCCGGGCCGAAGGTAGACCCGTTCTACGCGAACCTCATGGGCAACACGCAGCGGATAACGCAGGACACGCATATGCTCCGTGGCGCGGGCGCCCTGCCGGAACTGTCCAAGGCGCGGAAGCTCGCCATGAACGCAAGCACTCGCGCCGCGGCGAAGCAGTTGTCCGAGATCACAGGGACCACGGTCACGCCGCGGGAAGTTCAGGCGATGCAATGGACCGTGTTCAAGGCGCTCTCCGAGGAGATCGGTACGGTGCGGAACCGCAAGACGATCGGCGCGGCCCTCGAGGAGATCGCGAAGGAGCCGGGCGGTATCACGGGCGGCATCCGCCGACGCATAGAAGCTATGCCGAGCTACTCCAGCCTCCTGAGCGGAGGCGACGAGGCGACAGACGAGATCCTCGATCTGTACGGTATGGGCCGGGTGGAGTTCGTCCCGGACCACATCAGCCCGGAGTTCGACCCGGCGCTCATCCGCGAGGCGGACGTTCGCGCGATCGTGCAGCGGATGGAGAAGTTCGAGCGGGCCGGACAGAAGGGTGCCACGGAGCAGTTCTTGTTCCAACTCACCGCGCTGGCCGCGGCGGGGGCGGCAGCCACCGCCACCGGGGAGGAGGAGCTTCTCCTCGCCGGGATGATCCCGGGCGGCCGCCGGCTGGACTGGAACCACTTGGGCAAGACGGCGGCCCGGGCGGCCCGGACCTTGGGCCGGGAGGCTGGTCTCACGACGAAGGGGTTGACCCCGGAGACGACGGCCGACGTAGCCCGATTGCAGGACAAAGGGCAGCGATTCCTCCCCGGGTTCTTCGATGAAGTAAGCGGGCAGGCGTACCCCACGGGGATCGCCCACGACCCGATGGCGGTCACCGATCCCGCGCTCCAGCGGCGGATGCTGCGTGGGGGTTTAGAGAGTGGTATCGTCGACGGGTTCTACGACACGGAGACCGGGCGCTTCCTGACGCGCGAGGAGACGGCCATGGCCTCGGGTGCGATGTACGGCGAGTCGACCATGGTGGAGGACGCCATGAAGGTTACCTCGCCGGACGACTTGCAGGCGACCGTGCTTGCCCCGGACGGGACACTCTACCGTGCGCGGTTCCATGGCGAGGCCATGAACGAAGCCGTCGCGGACGGACACAAGATCGCGGATCTCGAGCAGGGCTTCACCACGCCCGGCGGCCAGTTCTTCAACCGGGACGAGGCGGCGGCGAGGTTCGGCGTGCGGTCGACGGAGGACATCGCCGAGCAAGCCCTGCTCAGCGAGGAGATCCCCGAGTCCGCGTTCCTGACGGAGCAGCGGCCGGGCGGGCTGACGCCCGGGATGCAGGATGCGATCGACGATCTGGCGACCCTGACTCAGGCGGCGAAGAAACGGGGACTTCTCACGAAGTCCCCGCTGCCCGGAGCGGGCGACAGGTAGGAAAGCGAAAGGCCCCGTTGGCACGTCGCCAACGGGGCCTTTCTGCGTTGCGGGATCAGCGCAGAAGCTTCCGCGCCACCTCCATGACCCCGGGTTGCTGGAGGTACACCCGCACCTCCTCCGCGGTGTGACGCTTTCGACTCTGCGCCCGGGCGGCCTTGGCCAGCCCGGACTGGACACCCTTCTCCCGGCCCACGCCCACCCCCGCCGTGAAGGCGTCGAGGAAGGCACCGAGTTCCGAGGCCGGCAGGAACTCCGTCACGTTCTCCCGCACCGCGGTCGGCGCCATGCGCCAGCGGATCAGCATGGTGCGCCGGTCCCGTGTGCGGAGATCGAAGTGCGGCGGGTCCTTCTTCCGCCGGGGCATGAACAGCCCGTTGAGCGTGTCGACCTTCTCCTGCAACTCGGCGATCGTCATACCCTCACCTCGAGCACGTCGTCGTTCAGCCACTCGCCGGTCCCGAGGGAGTCGTAGAGCACAAACGAGTAGGACGTGTCGACGCGCGAGCCGCGCAGCGGGTGGACATCACCTTCGCGCAGGAACTCGATCACCACGCCGGCGCGGCCGGACGGCTTGACCGTCACCATGTCTCCGAGATCGAACATGCTGCCCTCCTCCGTTGGGGGTTGCACCTCCCCAACACGTATCGCAAGTCTCGTGCCGCCATCCCCGTACCAACGACTTACGCCGCCGCGGAGAACATGAAGGCAATCGCCGCGGCCGTCAGGACGTGCCACGCCCCGTGGCCCCACCGCCCAACGAACCGCACCCGCCACCGATCCGCTTGCCACGCCGCGAAGGCTACGGCGAACGCTATGATGGAGAGCACGACGTCCCGCCCCGGGAACGTGGCCACCACGCCGAACCACAGGAACACGCCCATCATCACGTTCAGATTCAGGGTGAACGCATACCGGAGCAGGTACGCCCCGACCGATGCGCCGACCGCCATGGCGAGCCAACCCCCGCCGACGACGAACGTAGTCAGCGAGATGAACACCGCGTACATGCCGAAGTTGTCGAGGGCCGCCGTGCGCGTCGAGGGCCAAGCGTGGTAGAGGAAACTCCCGACCCCGAGGACGGACATCGCCAACGCGAACACGAACGACTCCGGGGTGCCGACCACGCCGTAGACGAACCAGCCGGCCATCGGATAGGTGGCGTTCGAGTAGCTGTTCACCGGCTGCATCGGGAACCGCACCATAGCCGGTCGGACCGACCCCTCGGCCCACCCGCCGGCGCCGGGCTTCAAGACCCCGAGCCAATTTGTGAGCCTCCAGTAGGTCTCCGCCCTCATACGCACCCCCCGATGAAGTAGCTGGTCGACCCCATTGCAGCCTGCACGTAAGCATCGTACTCCGCTTGTGTGATCTTCTCTTTCTCCAAAAGTAACTTGAGCTTCTGCGGCCACGAATCTTTCCGCCAAACAAAACACACCCCCGGGCTGCAGACCGGACACTCGCCGTTCAGCAACCCCCGCACCTTGGCCACGACGGCGGCTTCCGAGAGCGGCGCATCCTCGGCCTCCCCGCCCGCCTTGATCTGTTCCAGCAGGTCGTTGGTCGGCGCTGGCGCCGGCCGGTCGTCCACGAGGTTCCCCACCGCCTGAGCGTCCATGAGGATCATCAAGCACGCCGCCGCGTGGCCGAGGTGGTGGACGCCGCTGTCTCGAGCTTCCTCCTCGCCGTCGAGCCATGCGCGGATGTGCCGCTCCGCGGCGGAGAGGTAGGTCATCGCGCCGACCCCCTCCTCCCGCCAGTTGTACGGGCCGTACTTCCTCGCCCCGTCGCTCATCGCCTGAGCCGCATGGATCAGTCCGGGCGACGGGAGGTATGCGAGGGGGCACCGGGCTTCACCCTCCGCCGCCCGGTCCTTCGGGTTGCTGCTCTTGGTCTGTGGGTTGCTCGGGTCCCGCATTGTCCTCTCCTGTGAAGTCGTCGAACGCGGTCACGACTCGTACCCGCACCGCGTCGTAGGGTTTGCCTGTTCCTTCCTGCACCAGCGCCCCGGCAGTCAGGAGTCGATTCAGGGACGCCTCGACCGCGGGGCTATCCCGTCCGTGCGTCAGGTCCCGGAGCTTCATCTCCCCGCCGGCGGCGTTGAGTCTCGCGACCAGTTCGCCGTCCGCGTCCATCTCGTTCATCTCTTTCCGGGTGCGCCCGAGCGTGGGCTCGTGCGTCTCCGGGTTGAGATTCATCACGACAGGCTCAAGTTCTACCTCGCGCCCCTCGGCCATGAGGAAGCGCACCCGCCGATCATCCTTGTCTCGCCACACCGCGACTGCTGACTCCATGAGTCCGTAGAGCACGGTCGAGCCCTGCACCATACTTCCCATGTCTCCATCGATAGCGTTCTTCGGGCTGTGGTGGACGAACAAGATATGACCGTCGCCAGCCAGTTCGAGCAGCGGCTTGATCTTCTCCGCCGCCATAGAGTAATCATTGATGTCCTTCACCTGAGCGAGGGCTTGGAACGTGTCGATCACCACGAGCACCGGCTTGTGCTTCTTCACGCTCCGCTTCACTCTCGAGAGGATGTCCCCCGGGGCGAGCTTGTCGCAGAAGATGTGCAGCCGGCCGACTTCCTTCCGCCCGCCGGTCAGCTTGTGTAGTTCCCGGTGTATCGACTTCCTCGTGCCCTCGCCTTTGAATGATATGTAGAACACATGGCCGTGCGTGTTGAGCCTCCGCCCCATAAACGATTCATCGCCCCGGGCCACCGCCACCGCGAGAGCCCGGGCCACCGTCGACTTCCCGACTTTCGGCTTGGCGACAATCATGCTCGCACCGTCATCGGGGATGAGCCCTTCGACGAGCCACGTCTGTTCCTTGGGCTCCTCGTCGAGCATGTCGTTGGCGTTCTCCATCTCCAGTTCGCCGCTGTCCTCCGGCGGCTCGGCCAGCGGGCCGAAGTCCTCGTCCGCGGTGGAGCGCACGTCGAGGGTCCCGCCGGCGTAGTTCGTGTAGATTGAGTCGACGACCTTCTCGACTTCGTACCGCTCGAGCGGCGGCCGGCACCGCGCCTCGTTCTCGATCAGCGCGGCAGCGAGCGCCGCGTCTTTCGAGAGACCACGCTGCCGGAACGTGCCGACGATAGACGCCATAGTGACGTCCCTCGCACCGTGAATGATAATCTCCGGCACCGGATCGGCCGGCCCGGTCGCCCGCCCGGCGCCGATCACCTCCACATCCAACCCCTGCCCCTCCAGCAAGCGGGCGAGGTGGTGCATGAAGCCTCGAGCCTTGTCCTCCGTGATGAGGGTAAGCTCCTCCGGGCTGCGCGGGAACGTCCCGCCCCACCGATACCGCGACCCGCTCGGGTGCGCTCCATGGACGAGGTACTGCTGCCCCTTCGCCAGCAGTTCTATGGTGTGTGACTGCCCCCGGTACACGACCGTAAGAGCTTGCTTCTTTATCGGCTCCTCCGCCCGGTACATGAGCAACAGACGGGGGGCTCGAGACTGCCGGGCCGGCGCGGGGCCGAGGAACGTCTCCGCCTCGCGCTTCACGAACAGCGTCAACCCCGGGTCCTCGGAGTCGACGTCAAGGCCCGGGTACTGCTCCGCCCGGAGGCCGATGTTCGCGCCCCACTCGTCTATCAGCTTCGGATCGACGTCCTCCTTGCTCCAGCGGTATCCGTGCCAGCCATCCGGGGATCGCTTCCCCGGCACCTTGCCCCGCTGGTCCGGGGCAATGCGGCTGTTCTGAGTCATCTGTGCGTCGGGTGGCGTCACGGACACGAGGCCCGTGAACCCGGCGGCATGGAGCTTCTGTGCAACGCTCATCCGCACCCTCCGGTCACTTTCGCCATCTCTGACCCTCCCATCCTTTGACGTCGATCGGGACCCCCGAAGCCCACTTCGGAACGCGGGACATCAGTCGTTCAAAGTCCTCGAGGGAGCCGTGGTCATTCGGCACGTCCGCTATGATCTCGTCGTGGACCGTCAGCACTACCGGGTAACCGGCATCCTCGACGCGGGCCATGGCCGCAGCCATGATGTCGCGCGCCGTCGCCTGTACGACGTTCTCCGTCTGGAGCCCCCCGTACATAGACCCGCGTGTCCACTTCCGGGTGTAGGTGTTCACCCCCTCGAACGTCACGGCCCGGCGTTTGTCCGTGTCGCTCCACGGCACCTCTACCCACTCGACTTTCGGCCGGCAGTAGAAGATGGCCCGGCCGCTCGGCAGCCGACACATCAACCATTGCCCGCTCGCCACGTACTGCACCTCCGCGCCCGTGCCGGCAGACGTGATCTCCCCCGGTCGGAGCACCGCGCCTTCCGCCGCCTGCTCCAACTCGTACCAGAGATCCCGGATGCCGGACTTCCGCATCCGGTATCCGTTGATCGCCCTCTCGGCCTCCTCTAGCGGGATGCGGATGCCCGTCGCAATGTAGGTGTACTCTTGAAACTTCTCCGCCCCCATACCGAAGCCGGCCCCGAGGACGGTGTTCTTCCCGATCTGCCGCTCGACGGAATCCTCCTCGATCTCCTGCCACGGACGGCCGTAGATGAACCCGGCCATGCGCTCGTAAGGGTTGTCCTCCCACGGCTCGCCGGCGAACCAGTGAGTCACGCGGGCCTCGATCTGTCCGTAGTCGGCCGCCATGAGATGATGCCCCTCGCTCGCAATCAGGCACGACCGGAGCATGGACGTCACCACCGACATCGGGCTCGGGCCGACTATGCGATCCCCGCGCATCACCGCCGGGATGTACTGCTCGACGTCCTCCACGTCCGGCCGAGGGAAGTTCTGAGGCTGGACTCGGCGGCCGGACCAGCGACCCGTGCCGGCGCCGTGGTACAGGAGAAGCCCGCGGAGCCTGTCGTCCCGGCGACCGATCCCGCGCTTGATCGCCTTGAGCTTCCCGGGGGATGTCTTGCCGCACTCCTGTCGGATCTCGAGCACCTCCCGGACGTCCTCCGGCAGGACGTCCAACAGCAGCGTCTCCCGGAGGACGTCCTTCGCCACGCCGGGGATGCGGAACGGAACGCGCTCCGTCGTCTCCACCTCCTCGCCCTGTATCAGCACGGTGCCCGTCCGCTGTTCCGTGATCTCCTCCTCCACGAACCGGCGGTTGCACCACTC